GCTACATTTAATATTCCTGTTGAAGTAGAGGCGACAACAGGTGGAATTGTTGGAACATTCCCTCTACCTATGTCCTTAGGTACTCTTTCAGTTGCAGCTGATGCTAATACTGGTGTTACTGGTCAAGCAATGACTATGCAAGAAGGTCAAGCAGAAGCAGATGATGCAAGCGCTGAATTAACAGGTCAAGCTTTAACATCAAATCTCGGAACAGCAGTAGGTGATGCAAATACAATAGCTAGTCCTTCTGGTATTGACTTAACAATGCAACCAGGTCAAGCAACTGCAGATGATGCAAGTGCTGAAATAACTGGTATTGGTTTTTCTGCAACTCTTGCTTCAGTTACTGCAACTCCTAACACAATTGCTACTCCGTCTGGTCAAGAACTAATTATGCAAGAAGGTCAGGCAGATGCAACGGATTCTGTTGCTAGACCAACAGGAATTTCTATGACAATATCTGAAGGAAATGTTAAAAATGTGATGTGGAGTGAAGTAAATACAGGAACAATCCAACCGTGGACAAAAGTTGACACTGCTGCATAAATGAAATATTATAGTATAATTTAAGGAATCTAAAATATGGCAAACTCAACATCAGCTAATTTAAAATTAACTGTGCAAGCAACTGGTGAAAACTCAGGAACTTGGGGACAGATTACAAATACTAATTTATTAATTCTTGAACAAGCAATTGGTGGTTATGATGCAGTTGGAGTTACTGCAGCAGCATCTTTAACTTTTTCAAATGGTGCTTTATCAAATGGTAAAAATCAAGTATTAAAATTAACAGGGTCTATTTCTGGAAATAAAAATGTAGTAGTTCCAGATGGAATAGAAAAAACATATATTGTAGAAAATGCAACAATTGGAGCTCATACTGTAACTTTTAAAACAAGTTCAGGAACAGGTTTTACTTTTGGTGCAACTGAAAAAACTCGTGTAATACTTTATTCTGATGGTACAAATGTTGTTGAAGTAATAAATAATACACAAAATTTACAAGATTTAGCTGACATAGCAAATACTAATGGTAATTTTATTGTGGGTGATGGAAGTAATCTTGTAGCTGAGTCTGGTGCTACCGCAAGAACTTCAATGGGTGTTGGTACAGGAGATGCTGTACAATTTGATTCTTTTGGAGTCGGTACAGCTGGATCAGGAACTACTGGACAAATTCGTGCTACAGATGATATAACTGCATTTTATTCTTCAGACATAGCATTAAAAGAAGATATAAAAAATATTGAAGATCCATTAGAATCTTTAAAAAAATTAAATGGTGTTTTATTTAATTGGAAAGATTCATGGATTAATAAACAAGGTGGTGAAGATGGCTATTTTGTTAGAAAAAAAGATGTTGGAGTAATTGCTCAAGAAGTAGAAAAAGTTTTGCCTGAAGCTGTTGCTCAAAGAAAAGATGGTATTAAAGCTGTAAAATATGATAGACTTACATGTTTACTAATTGAAGCAGTTAAAGTATTATCTGATAAAGTAGAAAAATTAAATAAGGAGAAAATATAATGGCTGTTCCTAGTACGAATACATCCTTAAATGGTATTCAAACAGAATTTGGTGGAACAAATCCAATTTCATTGTCAGAATATTATTCTGGTGGGTCTTTTGTACCAGCATCAGCACCTGCTCCTAATGGACCAATTCCAAGTTCAGGTCAAATTTCTATTGGTCAATTTAGATCAGCTGAAAATCTTACTTTTATAACAGCTACTGGTGGATCTATTGCTACTTCAGGAGATTACAAAATTCATACATTTACAAGTCCAGGAACTTTTACTGTAACACAAGAATCTAATGATCCAGCAAACAATGTTGTTGAATATTTAGTTGTTGCTGGTGGAGGTGGTGGAGCAGGAACTTCACAATCCCACGGCGGTGGAGGCGGAGGCGGAGGCTTCCGATCAGCTACAGGCCAACCAGTTTCAGCAACAGGATATCCAGTCTCAGTTGGAGGCGGAGGCGGAGGTTCAGGTTCAAGAACACCCGGTAGTAATGGAAGTTCATCTTCTTTTAATGGTATTACTTCTACTGGTGGTGGTGGAGGTGGACAACCTCCTGGAAACCCTGGTGGATCTGGCGGTGGTGGTGGAGACTACTTTGGAGGCGGAGGCCCTGGAGGTAGTGGTACACCTGGTCAAGGAAACCCTGGAGGAAATGCTTTACCTGCTGGTGGAGGTGGCGGCTCTGGCGGTGGAGGAGGAAAAGGTGGTTCTGGTCAACCTTCTACTGGTCCATCTCGTGGTGGAAATGGAGGCGCTGGTCAATCAGCTCCAATAAATAGTACAACTTATTCTGGCGGCGGCGGAGGCGGCGGTCAAAACGGTGGCGGATCTGGTGGATCTGGTATTGGTGGAAACGGTGGAACGGGAAGTCCTGGTAATGGTTCATCTGCTACTTCTGGAAGAGCTAGCGGCGGCGGTGGAGGTCACCAAAATGGTTCTGGAGGAAATGGTTCTGGTGGCGTAGTAGTAATTAAATATAAGTTTCAATAGAGTTAAAATATGGCACATTTTGCATTAGTAGATACAAACAACATTGTTTTAAGAGTAGATCCTGTAGCTAATCAGGATTGTTTAAAAGATGGTGTTGAAGATGAAGCAACAGGTATTGCTCATCAAAGAAATGTTTATCAAGATCAAACTCAAAATTGGATTCAAGTTTCGTACAATACTAAGAACGGTGTGCATTATGAACCTAATTCATGGACTCCAAGTGAAGATCAATCTAAAGCATTAAGATTTAATTATCCTGGTCCTGATTGGATTTATAGACCAACTGAAGATATTTTTCATGAACCACAACCATACAATTCTTGGACTTTAAATACTACAACTTGGTTATATGAAGCTCCAGTTGTTTATCCTTCTATAACAAGTGATGGAACAAATGATGAAGGAAATACAAGATGGTATGAAATTCGTTGGAATGAAGAATTACTAAGATGGGAAGCTACAAGTCCAGATGATGTAGAAGTTTATTGGGATCCAAATACTTCTGCTTGGGTTAATATTTAATAGGTATTGTTTTTATGTTTAGATTTGTTATATCTTATCTATAAAGATAGGAGAAATGAATTTACATAATCATTATTGGTATTTTAAAAAAGCAATTCCAGATCATACTTGTGATGGAATTATAAAACATGCTTTACAAAAAAAAGATAGCCTTGCTGTAACTGGAACAGAACAAGATAAATTAAAAAAAGGTGAGTCATTAAAAGAGGATGATTTAAAAAGTTTAATTACTACTAAAAGAAATTCAAATGTAGTTTGGTTAGATGATCAATGGATTTATGATCTAATAATACCTTACATAAAAGCTGCAAATAAAAACGCAGGTTGGAATTTTGAATTTGATTGGTCTGAAAGTTGTCAATTTACAATCTACAGAGAAAATCAATATTATGGTTGGCATTGTGATAGTCATATACATCCTTACACAGATGGTAATTTAAAAGATAGAGTTAGAAAATTATCTGTCACAGTTTCATTAAATGATGGTAGTGAATATGAAGGTGGAGAATTAGAATTTGATTTTAGGAATGGAGAACCAGAAGAAGACAAAACTAAGTTATGTACAGAAATTTTTAAAAAAGGTTCTTTAGTTGTTTTTCCATCTTTTGTATGGCATAGAGTTAAACCCGTAGTAGAAGGAACACGTTATTCTTTAGTCATTTGGAATTGTGGTTATCCTTTTAAATAAAATGTATACAATAAAAAACAATTTTTTAGATATAAATATTTCTAATAGTATCGAAGAAAAATTATTAAATTGGAATTTTCCGTGGTTTTATAAAAATCATGTTTCTCAAAAAAATGATAATCAATTTGCTTTTTTTCATACTTTTTGGAATCAAGAAGAATTTGGAAACAGACCTGTAAGTTTATTTTTTGATACTATAAAACCTTTAATAGATAAAATTAATCCTAAAAAATTATTGAGAGTTAAAGCCAACTGCTACACAAATCAAAATAAAAAAATTATACATAATTATCATACAGATCAAAAAGAAGAACATAAAGTTGCATTATATTATGTAAATACAAACAATGGTTATACAGAAATTAAAGATCATGAAAAAATTTTATCTATTAAAAATAGTTGTTTACTATTTGATGGGTATCATGAACATAGAAGTACATCACAAACAGATACAGATTTAAGAATTAATATTAACATTAATTATCTATGAGTTTTAAAAAAAATAAATATATAGTAATTAAATCAGCTATATCAAAAGAACTGTCATCTTTTGTTACTGACTATTTTTTATTAAAAAGACAAGCTGCAGATACTTTATTTAAAAAAAATCTTATACCACCATTTGCAGAAGAATGGGGAAAATGGACTGACTCTCAAATTCCCAATACTTATTCCATTTATGGTGATATAGTTATGGAAACTTTGTTAACTAAAGTAAAACCTAAAATGGAAGAAATTACTAATTTAAAGTTAATTGAAACTTATGCTTATTCAAGGCTTTACAAAAAAGGTGATGAATTAAAAAGACATAAAGATAGACCTAGCTGTGAAATTTCTACCACCTTAAATTTAGGTGGAGATCCTTGGCCTATATATTTAGAGCCTAATAAAAATGTAGGTATACCTAAAGAAGATAATGATTTTACTTTTGAAAGCAATAATCCTGGTGTTAAAGTAGATTTAGAACCAGGAGATATGTTGATTTACTCTGGATGTATTTTAGAACATTGGAGAGAACCTTTTAAAGGTGAAATGTGTGCACAAGTATTTCTACATTATAATAATGTTGATACACAAGGAGAAGAAAA